GTACGGGGGCGGCGGTTCCGCCGCCGTTTGCGGCGATGGTGACCTTAGTGGAGCCTTCGCTCATGGCCTGGAGCGATGCCATGGATACAAGGTTGGCGTGTGCGATGAGTACCATACGCACTACGGCCTGAATCATTTCAGGGTATGCCCGCATCTGGAGAAGGCCCGCCTGTACACATGCACCGATAACGTCAAGGCGCACGTTGTGCCATTCGGGGCAGGGTACCTTGAAGCAGGGTTTCTGCGTGTTATTTGCTTTGCCGTCGTACTTGGCTACCTTATCGTCTGCCTCCGAGAAGCGGAAGAGTGCCATCTGCTTGGAGAGGGTGGTGTAGTTGAGGGCCTCTGCGAACTGGATGCCGCCGCGTGCTGTCACAACCTCAGGTACTGAGAGCAGGCCCGCGTCGGTTGCGTCGGATACCAGGTCGTACAGGGTCTCCGAGGGGGCGCACCAGCCGCCGGATGCGACTAGGGAGTTGCCTTCAAGGCGGCTCTCGCTGGTTGCGTAGTCCAGTACCTCGTTCACGTGGTCTGCGTCGTTCGAGGTGATGGAGAACTTAGTGATGTCGGGCTTGGAGAAGGTGGCGAGGTGGAAGGACTCGCGCAAGGCGATACCGTTGTGTGCCGCCGAGTTGTACTGCGTGAGGTTGAAGCTTGCCAGGCGCTTGTCGATGCCCTTTGCCAGCTCGTTCATGGAGATGCTCGCGCCCTCCGAAGAGAAGACTACATCAGGGGTTACGGTTTCGGCTGAGGGGCTCTTCGGCAAGTGCTGTACGACTTTCTGGGATTTGGCGGGGGTGGGTTTGGTGTAGCTGATGCTGGAGAATTTCTTCTCTTTCTTGTCCTTGGAGTCCTTCTTCTTGGAGGTGTCCTCTTCGTCGGTGTTTTCGTCGTCACCGAAGGGCTTCTCTTCTTCGTCGTCCTTGGACTTGTTGTCCTTCTTGCTGTCCTTGGAGAAGGTGATACCTGCGGCGGCGGCCAGTTCGCTTGCCTTGGTGGCGCGGGCAGTGGCGGCCTCTTCGCGGTTCTTCAATTCTGCGTTGAACTCGTTGATATGCGCAGAGAGTGCTTCGAGCTGTTCTACGGTCTCGTCGGACAGGTTTTCGCCGTCACCGTAGAGGCTGAGGAATGCTTCGGTTGCCTGAGTGGTGAACTCGTTCAGTTCCTCCGAGGAAAGGCCTTCCAGTGATTCGGGTGCGGTGAAGGTGGCGGTTTCTTCGGTAGTCTGCTCTTCGACGGCGGGTGCGGTCTCTTCTGCGGTTGCTTCGGGGGTGCTCATTTAGCCTCTTTCTCTAAATGGTGGATGCACGCCCGATTTCAAGACTAGTGTAGCACTTTTGGGCTGTGTTTTACGCATAAAAACTGACCCCCTGCTTTTGCAGGGGGCCACGGGCGTGTCTCCACTATACCACAGTTTAGCTCTCAGTGGTAGCTTCCGGTTCTGCTACCGGCTCCGGCGCTGGTTCTGCGGGGGCGGGTGCTTCTTCTACCGCCGGGGCGGCGTCGGTGATGTCGCCGTCGAAGTGGGCGGGTTCTGGCACAACCATGTCTGCACCGTAGGGCCAAATCTGCTGTGCTGAGTTGCAGGAACTGCAAGACATTGTCGTTCTCCTTAGTGAGTAGGTGAGGTGGGCGGGGTGAGTGAAGCTTTTACTGCACTTAGTTTATCAAGTTTTGCGTTGCGTAGGGTGGCGCGGTGTGCCTGTGCCTCTGTGTTGAGTTTTTCGAGGTAAAGGCCGCGCGCGTATGCCATTGCCTTACGGTCTAGCGCCGATGGGGTGGTGGAGGGCGTGGTTGGCGTGTCCGGTTCTTCGTCTGGAGTGGTTGGCGCGGGCGGTATGACCCCGGCGGCCACTAGCGAGTACATGCTCTTGTTCTTGGTTGCTCCCTTGGTGCGTGGTACGGGGAAGCCGGGTACGTTCACTGCAAGAGCGGCTACTAGTTCCAGGTTTCCTTGCACCCGTCGCCAGTCGCCCGATAGTGGAGAACTCCGAAGGGTGCGGATGTCCTCCGGTGAGACGTGTGGGCGCACGGCTCCGGCTACCCAAATCCCGTACTCGTCTTCCCCGGCGCGCACGTCTGCTACGGCTAGGCCGGTGTTGTCGTAGTGCGCCATGGTGCCGCGTACTGTTTTGTCGGGTGCCGCGTGCCCGGTGCCTAGTGTGAGGTGCCCCACAGCTAACTCTTGGTTGTCGTCGGTGAGGATAGCACCGGTGTGGAAATAGGCGTAGTCGGTCTGCGAGTGTGGGGCGGTGGTGCACTGGCCCGGCCCGCTTGCGATGTGGCAGGTGTCCCATAGTGCAAGGTGCCCGTAGATGCGTCCTTCTTCTGTGACAGTTATTCCGGTCGGGCCTTCCAAGTGGGGGTCGTTGAACCAGTTAGCGGGTGGGTGCACGGGTGCCGCGCTGGCTACCAGTGCGTCGAAGGTGTCGGTGCTCGCGCTGTGCTTGTTGGGTTTGGCGTGGGCGGCGGCGCGTTTGGCCTCCCATTCGGCTAGTGCCTTCACGGCTTTAGCGCGGGTTTTGGCGGTGACTTTCCCGCCGCCGCGTGCCCACCGCTTGACCTGGTTCACTGCTGACGCAATGGCGTGTGATTTTGGCATTCCCCGGCGTTGTAGGGCTTTGCGGATGCGGTCGATGTAGTGGGGTAGTCCGCCCGCGTCGCTTACCCAGTTGAAGGTTCCGAGGTCGTCCGAGTCAGTGGGCGCGTCGGTGTTGGAGTTCTCCCAGGTTTCGGCGATTGCGTCGAAGGTGGCTTTTTCTTCGTCTGTTTCTTCGTCGTCGGTTGGGCTGTTGTCGGTGAGTACCTGTAACTTAGCCTCTGCGAAGGCGGGGATTGCGACAAGGGTAGCTGCGCGTATGCGTGCTTTTGTGATGGTTACGTCACGCGGGCCGTTGTCGTTCTGTTCGGTGTCTTCTGCGAACGTGAACTGCATATCGTCCAAATCTACGGAAACACCCTGTGCGAGTTCTTCGGCTACCTGGTTCTGTGCCTCATAGCCTTCTGGGGTTGCCGCGAATACGCCGGATGCTTTGATGAGGTTTACGCCGTCGAGTGAGGGGTGGGGTACGCGGTCGATAGTGAGGATTTTTCCAACTACTACCGCCCCGTTGTGTTCGCCGGTGTCTTGTTTCACCCACCGAAGGGGCACGGGCGTGTTCCAGCTGAGGGAGTCTGCGGCTAGTGTGCGCCCGTCGCCGGTGGGGTGTCCTTCCAGTGCGAGTACACCCACCCACGGCATAGGGTCGATGCCGTTGCCGCTGGTTTCTGTGGTCGGTGTGGCGCTTGCGGTGATTGAGGTTAGCTCCTCATTGGTGATGTTGCTCAAGTTGTCGCCTTTCTTTTTGGCCCCGACCATGATGCACCTGCAATTGATGGTGAGGTGTAGGGGCGCTGATGGGTCTTTGGGGTACCGCATCCTGAACCCTCCAACAGTGAAGGTGTCGGTGGCGGGTACGGTCTGCCCGTCTGCTTCGCGGTGGGCTGGCCGTGTCCTATCGTCATGGTGGGCTACCCATTTCTTCCAGGATAGCCCTTGCTCTTGGATTCGGCGCGCGGTTGCTCGTTGCAGGTTTTGGTTGATGGTTTCTATTGCGGTGGAGCGGATGCGTGCCCGGTACTCGTCCCGTGTTTCGCGCTGTGCTGTGGGGATTTTCTTGCTGGCGTTCTGTTTGGGGATAAGCAGCTTGGAGAGGGCGCGCTTGGTTTTGGCCTCTGTCCATGCTTCAGCGGAGGCGTTGTCTAGGATGACCTGCACGTCTTCGTAGAGATGGTTGGGTAGCCCCGAGTCGGTGAGTAGTTGCTCGACGTGGGCGGGGTCTACCTCCCACCGCTCCAGTGTCGGCAGGTGGTCTGTGTATAGTGTTTGGATGGCTTCGCGCCACCGTCGCATGACGGTTGTGTATGCGAATGGGTCGCTCACCCGGCGTTCTTGGAGCGGTACCCACCCGGTGGGTGTTGCCGCCGCTGTGATGCTGTCGGGGGCGGGGTGCATTAGGGTGCTGAGCGCGTCCGTGGTGACTGCTTCGATGAAAGCATTCACCATGAGGGTTAGCGCTCGCTCCAGCTCCCGCTCCCCCTGCTCTTGGAGGTTGAGAAGGGTGGCGACGTGGGATGCGTCGAATGGTTGGGAGAGGGGGCGGTGTGAGGTCATTAGGCCGCCCCGCCTGTGCGTGACCCGGTGGACGCGCCTACGGTGACACCGTTCACCAGCGCGGGTGTGGGTGTCTTGTCCCCGATGAGGGCGGTGAGCCGTGCGAGTAATTCGCTCGCACCTGGAGTCTCCCACAGCTCCGGTTTGGCTTGGAGCGCGCGTAGTGTGAGTTCTTCGACGGGTGATAGTGGGTTCTCCGGTGCGTCTGCTTCGGTGAAGCCGGTGGCTTCGCGTAGTGCCTCTTCGTCGATAATGCCCATGCTGTAGAGGTGCTTTGCGTCCAGCTCACGGTTTGTCCGAATAATGAGATGGTCTACTTCTGCTTGGAACCCGTACTTGCGGGCTTCCTCTTCGCTCATGCCCCGGTCGGTGAGCCACCCCCACAGGTACTGTTCGGTGAGGGCTTGGCAGAGTATGTTCAGCGGCGCGCTGATGTGTGTGCGCACCGTGTTTTCCTGCATGAGCCAAGCGCCCCAATGATTCATCCCCGAGGTGCCGAGCATGAACTCTGGCGGGCAGTCTAGTGCTAGGGCTAGGCGGCGTAGTGAGGCTTCCTGCACTTTGGCGGCGGTATCGTCTAGCGGTGTCTGGAACGTCATGTGCTTGAACTTGTCGATGGACTCGTCAGGCACGGTAAGTACCAGCGGCACCACAGAGGCGGCGCTTGCCCGGTCGCGGATTGGTTCAACCATGTTATCTACGAGGGTTCGGGTGAACTCGTCCGCCCCGCTACTGACCTGTTCGGGGATGGTGTAGGGGTCGGTGGCTGGTGTGGCGGTGATGGGCTGGCCTAGCGCTGTGCTTGCGCTCTGCGGTGTGAGCAGGATACCGGCCCCGGCTAGGCGGCTTTCTGCTTGTGCGCTGGTGTACTGGTCGAGTGTGACTATCTGGGCTAGTACGGTTCGCGCGCCTTCGAGTGCGCTGGTTGCTTGCTCCGAGTAGCGGGGGTGCGGCCGCCACACGCGCACTAGCTGTACGTCGTCAAGCTCCCATTTCTGCTGTTCCCCCGAAGGGGTGCCTAGTTCTGAGATAACGACTTTGGAGCCGTCTAGTGAAATTTCTGAGATGGAAAAGATGCGCCACATTTCAGGGATGGTCTCGCCCGTTGGGTTGGTTTGTTCTGGTGTGCGCATGAGCCATAGCTCCCCGGCCACTGCTAGGTTCAGTAGGGCGCGTTCGATGAGCGCGGTCATGGTGGCGCGTGTGGGCGCTAGGTCGGTGAGTGCTTCGAGCACGTCCGAGTCTTCGACGACGGTGGCTTCTGATTCGTCGTCTTCTTGGTGTGTGATTTGGAGGATTGCTCCGGAGCCTTGGTGTGCTAGGCCGGTGAGCACCGAGCGCAACTCGCCGACGAGATTGTAGTACCCCCATGCGTCTTCTTGCCATCCCCCGGCCCCTACTGCTGAGCCTTGGGCTTTTTTGAGTGCGTTGAGGTGCCGTGATGATGCGGTGCCTAGTGAGGCTGTGCGGATGGTGGCAGCGCTCGCTACCAATGACTCGCCCCAGGTGGTTTGTTTGGCGGGCGGTGTGGTGTTTGCTACGAAGGGGGAGGGCTTAGGGGTGACGGATGGGGCGGTGGGTAGGCGCACGGCGGCGTAGTTGCTGAGTCGGTTAGTTTTCGTCATTGGCGGTGGTCTCCTCTATTTTCTCGCTCAGGGTCTCCAGGTGTGCGGTCACGTAGTTCAGTGCTAGTGCCCCTCCGAGGGTGGCGACTATGGGGCGGGCACAGGTGTTTCGTGTGGCTTTTTCTGCGGCTAGGGTGCCGACGCATAACCAGAATCCTACGCACCATTTGCAGTGTAGCCCGGTCTCGTATTTCCACCACCACGGCGGGGTGGGGTGGCCGGGGCGGCCTTCGCGGGTGTGCTTGTCTGCGGCGGCGCGG